GACGTTCTGGCCCAGGTGGGCGACGTCCTCCTCCGTGGCGAGCATCGGGCCCGACTCGGAGAACTTCGCGGCCTCGTCGTTGGTCACGATCGAGGTTCCGGCCGCCAAGAACGGCGCGCGGGTGACCTCGAGGCCGTTGACGTTGACGGACAGCGTCGCGGCGGACGCGGTGCCGGCGACGTTCTGGGTGCCGTAGGCGGGATTCACCAGGCCGGTCATGCCCAGTTCCTTCCACACGTCGCCGGCGACCAGGACCGCGGTGGCGGGCTTGCCGGTCGCGTCCTCGACCTGGGCGGACAGGTCGAAGAGGAGGCCGGCGAAGGCGGCCGCGCCGGTCGCGCCGGTCGGGATGGCCGGCAGGACGCCGGCGTCGGTCGCGCCGGCCGCCAGGGCGGCCTCGAAACGGGCCTCGGTGTAGCGGGCCCAGGCGGCGTCCATGATGGCCTGGTACGCCGCGCGGTAGGCCGGCGACGTCCGGAGGAGGGCCTGGTAGGAGATGCGGGAGGCGGCGCCGGCCGTCTTGATGGTGCCCTTGCCGCTCGTGATCGAGACCTTGACCGACTCGAGTTCCTCGAGCTCGACGGTCTGCTCCGCGATGAGGGCGTCGAGGTCGCCGTCGAACTTCGGCCAGTTGACCTCCATGCCGGAGTCGGGGAGTCCGATGGACCCGCCCAGGGCGCGGATGGCCGGCCGGCGCGCGTCGAGGTTCATGATGATGCGCTGGCGCCACTGCGGGACCGCGAGGGCGGGGTTGTCCGCGAGGGTCTGGTCGACCAGGGCGAAGTCGGCGCGGAGGCGCGCACGGTCGTCCTCGGTGCCGCCCTGGAAGGCGGCCCAGAACTGGGTGGCGCTCGAGAACTGCGCGAGCGGGTGCGTGCCGCCCTTGCTCTGGCCGGCCTCGAGGACCTTGGCGACCTCGGCGGCGAGTTCGGCGGTCGTGGGCAGGTCGACGACCTGGGGCGGGGCCTCGAGGCCTGTGGACTGCGGCATGGTGGACCTTTCCTGGTGGGCGGACGCGGCCAGGGTCAGGCCGCGCGACTCGGAGAACGCTGGGTTGCGGACCACGCCCAGGTGGGCGGCGGTCCAGTCGGAGACCTCGCGGACGCCCTCGGCGTCCTCGACGTAGGAGTCGAACGCGGCGGCGACGGAGAAACCTGTCTTGACGCCCTCCGCGACCTCGACGGCCAGGTCGCGTCCCCTGGTCGTGGCGAAGAGGCGCGCGGTCGCGGAGACCAGGGCGCCGGCCTGGTCGACGGACCAGGGCGCGGCCAGGCGGCCGACGACCTTGTCGGCGTCGTGCTCGTCGACGACGTCGACCAGGTCCTCGAGGTTGGCCGGCGGGGCGGTGAACCTGTAGCGGGCGCCGTCGCTCGAGGGGTTGGATGCCAGGCCCAGCGGGAAGGCGGGGCCGGACAGGGTCGCGGGCTTGTCGCCCTGGGCGGCGGCGAACGTCGCCAGGGGCGCCGGCGTGCCGGCCGGCGGGGCGAACGTGAGGGCGAGGGTGTGCATGGGTCAGGCCTTTCGAGTGGCAGAGGCGAGGGGCTCCTGGGCGGCGACGTCGTCGACGGTCCACAGGCCCATGTCGAGGCCGGCCTGCCAGGTCGCCATCCGGCCGGCGGCGTCGTCGCGGAGGTAGGCGTCGGCGTCGAACTCGGCGCGGACGCCGCGCGGCAGGAGGAGGCCGCGGACGTTGTTGCCGCGGACGTCCATGGACAGGCCCTGGGTGATTGGCGCCATCCACGGCCGGAGGGCCTCGAGGAAGTCGCGGCGGTTCTCCACCACGGTCGAGTAGGTCAGCGGGTCGCCGGACTTGGCGTCGACGGCGCGCGCCGGCAGGGCGAAGAGGCGCGCGACCTCGAGGGCGGCGTGCTCACGCGCCTCTGTCAGCTGAAGGTCTCGGGCGCTGAATCCCTGGGCCTGGTAGTCGATGTCGCCCTCGGTGTAGGCGACGCCGCGGACCTCGCGGGCAACCTCCCACTCGTCGAGGAGGGCGTCGATTTCGTCGTCCTCGAGGCCGGCGCCGGAGTTGTGGAGGATGCCGTAGGGGTGCGGGGCGCGGGCGTAGCGGCCGGCCGCGACCTGCAGGTCTCCGTAGAGGTTGAGGAGCGGCAGGCCCAGGCGTCGCAGGCCGCCCATGCCGGCCCAGTCGAAGACGACGTGATCGGCGGCGAGTTCCTCGTCGGTGTAGTGCCGGCCGTCGATCCACCAGGACGCGACGGTGTCGGGGTCGAGCGGGTCGGGGATGGCCTGGATGCGCTGGGGGTGGACGCGCTCGAGGAACGCGGTGCGCTGGCCGATATCGCGCTGGACCCGCCAGACGGAGCGGTCGAACCACACGCCGTCGTCGATGAGCGTCGCCAGGGACCGGAACATGGTCCGGCGCGGCTCGAACTGGCGGAGGAACGCGGTGCCTGGGGTCGAGTCGCCCAGGCGGTAGCCGGCGGAGTCCCAGGCGGCCAGGCGGAATGTGGCGATGGTCAGGAGGGACGCGCGGGCCTTGCGGACGGCAGGGATCGAGAGGGCGACGTCGCGGGCGACGAACTGGGCGCGGATGGTCGAGCGGGCCGGCGCGGTCGTCGTGCCGCCGGTGTCACCCGTGGCGAACCTGGCGGAGAGGGAGCCGGCGCCGGCGGCGAGTTCGGCGGCCATGAGGGCGGCGGGGCCTGGGCGGACCAGGCCGGCCAGGGAGGACCAGAGGCTCACGCGGCAGACCTCGCGCGGCGACGGGACTCGACCTGGTCGGCCTGGTCGGGGTGCTCAGCGGCGCGGTGCGCCCCGATCTGGGATAGGGCCTTACTCCGCTCCCGGACGGGCGCACCGCGCCACCCACAGCCTCCCCTCTCGACGTCGCACAGCGCAAGGTGCGACACGTCGGACGAATCGACGGTGAGAAACGGAGCGGCCATGGGAGACAGGATGCACGCCGGACCTTGACTCGTAAGGCCCAGACATACGCCGGGTGTTCACTGTCTCAGCGGCGGGCGCCTCTGACTCGAGGCTTGACCAGGTCGCGCGGCCGGGTGTCCCAGGCGCGGAGGGCGACGGTGCCGGCGACCAGGGGCGCGATGGACCCTGTCGACGTCTTGCGGGCCCAGCCGAATCCGCCATCCCCATAGGCCGTCGTCGTCGCGGCCCTGGTCGCGGCGGTCAGGTCGGACTGGCGGGTGTGCCGGAGGGACCTGGCGAACACCTCGCGGGAGAACACACCACAGGCCTGAGCGAACTGGGCGCCGGTGACGCTCGAGGCCTCGACGTCCTGATGGTGGCGCGCCAGGGCGTCGACGACCTCGAGGGAGGCCGGGGACCTGGGGTCGAAGAGGACGCGGCCCTGGCCACGCCGGCGGGCGACCTGGGCGACCTGGTCGGGGAAGTCGCGCTCGAGGGCGCCGGCGGCCAGGACCTCGACCCAGGGCCGGGTCGCCTCGTCGCGCCAGGACACGGCCAGGGCGCCCTCGTCGCCTCGAGGGGTGAGGTCGAAGGCGACGCCGGCCTGGTCGGGGACCTCGACGCGGCCGGCGCCACACTCCTCCCAGACGTGGTCCGGCCAGACGCTCGTGCGGGCGACGGAGTCGCGCGTGCCGTAGGCGCGGGCCCAGCCGGCGGGGTCGTTGCGGAACTCCTCGAAGGCGGCCTCGAAAGATGCGCGCGACTGGGTGAACCCGTAGGCGGGGTGCCATCGCAGGATGGTCTCGAGGTCCATGGGGTCGGCGTCCTCGGGGATGCCGTAGTCGATGAAACAGACGCGGGTGTTGGGGTCGGTTAGTGAGAGCTCACCCATGGCGACGTATTCCGCGAGCATTTCCGAACCGTCGTCGCCGGCGGCGGAAACGATCCAGAGTTGCGCGCCAGGTCGCGTCGCCATTGTCGGTCGAATTGCCTGGCGCAATTCGGCGGCCTTGGCGGCGTCGTGCGCCCAGGCCTCGTCGACGAATGTGCAATCCGATTGTTTGGAGTGCATAGCGTCGCGTTTCGGGGCGAACGAGTAGAACGTCGAATGCAGGCCTTTCCAGGACACGCCCTCGGTGCCGGCGCGGCGGACCAGGGAGTATCGGCACTTCGGGGAGTCCTGGACGCCCAGGAGGCCCTCGGCCTCCGCGAGGTTGGCGAAGTGCTCCTCTCGCATCCAGGTCGAGGCGTCCTTCCCTGTCTGTTGGGTGAACCACACGCGCGCCCTGGGCTTGCTCAGGCACCGATGGTCGGCCACATCCCCAATGAGTTTCGTCTTACCTGCCTGGCGCTGGACGCGGACGATGACGATTGAGTACCACAGGAGGCCGGTCTCGGGGTCGACCTCGAGCGCGACGTCGACGGCGTCGCGCTGCCACGGCAGGAGGGGCCGGCCCTTGGCCTCCGCGAGGACCGCGACCTGGTAGCCACGCGAGGGCCTCGACGACCTGGGCGTGTGCGCCCTGGGCAGGGCCGGCGCGATCGTGAGCGTCATGGGTCGACCTGGACCGGGGAGGCCTGGGGGCCGTCCTGCATGGCCTGCGTGAACTTGCGCCACTCGGCGTCGACGCCGTCCTCGGCCTGGTCCTGGGGGTCGAGGCGCTCGAGGACCTTCTCGAGGCGCTCATGCAGGGCGGCCAGGGACACGCCGGAGGCCTGCCGGCGCGTCTCGTCGTCGCCGGACTCGCGGTCGATGCTCGCGGCGATGGACCGTGCCTGGGCGCACAGGGCCGCGTGCCGGATCGGGTCGACGATGCCCAGGTCCTCGAGTTGCCGGAGCGTCTTCCCCACGCCCTGGTAGACGGCGCCGCCACGCTTGCGGCGGGTGCGCTTCGGCGCCGGCGCCGGCGCGGTCTGGACCACGAAGAGGGAGCCGTCGTCGGTGCTCACGCGCCGGCCTCCGGAGTAGCAGCTCGAGCCTCGAGGGCGTCGACGCGCTCGACCAGGGCCAGGACGTCGACCTCGTCGGCCTGGACGATGCGCTCGAGGGAGTCGGCGCGGGCCTCGAGGATGCCGCACCAGGCGACCAGGTCGTCGACGGAGACCTGGACCCGGCAGAGGATGCACTCGTCGAGGGCGGGGTTTGCTTCGCCGGGGTGCGCCAGGTTGGTGTGCCCGCATCCTGGGCAGGCGGCGCCGGCATATGGCGTCGCCAGGGCCGGCCAGGTGCATACGCGGCCCTGGTCGCCGGCCGGCGGGGTGGGTGTTTC